TGGGGTGACATTGGTTGTTCGGAACGATACCTACGAAAACGCATGGAGCAGTATGAAATCCATTCTTGACTACTTTGACACAGTGGTCAGAAATACCACAGTTGAAATAGATGGTACTATTTTCAACGTGGTCTGTGTTAATCGTCAAGGAAATCCGTACAGTATGGGACAAGACCCACCAAAAGAAGGATGGATTAAACTCGGTGTGAATCTGAAGGCACCGATTGTTCAGCTCAAAAGGATTACGACATGAATCTAGAACATTCCCCCGCCATGATACTTCGCACCGCTTTGGTGGATATGAGCAAGGGAACATTTCCTCTCTCAAACGGAACATGGCCCCTATACGTAGGACAGTTTCCAGACACCCCCGATGAAGCTGTTGGAATATTTGACACTTCTGGACAACGAGATGGTAGAACTCAAGTGGACGGAGTTGTCCACAGTCATCCCGGTATTCAACTTAGAATAAGGAGCAACCAGTACACTTCAGGCTACCAGAAAGCTAATGAGCTTAGGATAGCCCTCCAGACGATTAAGGGGAAGATTGTAACCATTGACACTGTCCAGTACACTATTCTTGTTGTTTCGCAGATTGGAGACATCTTAAGTCTTGGCAAGTCTGAGGAAATCAACAAGAGAGACCTGTTTTCCATCAACGCCCAATTGGCACTTGACACTCTTTAGGAGGAAGCATGACTGCTCCAGCCCACCAGAATCGATCGACTCCTGCCGGTAAGCTGCTCAAGGACGGCTACCAGACACTGATTGCAATGTCCCTTGATGCTGATGTTTCTTTTTGGGAAAAGACGGTTCAGCCGCCTGGACTGGATGGTGGTGATGAAATTGATATCACCACGATGCACAATACGACGCTTCGTACCCGAGCTCCACGTTCGCTGGCTACGATGACCAACATGGAAATCACGGCAGCCTATGACCCACGCTTGTTTGAACAGATCCTGGCTGTTCTTAACTTGGAACAGACAATTACTGTGATCTTTCCAAACGGCGACAAACTTTCCTTCTATGGCTTTCTCAAGAACTTTGAGCCACAGGAAGTCAGTGAAGGTGAACAGCCTGAAGCAAACCTCACGATTGTTCCGACCAACCGTGACCCAAACACTGGTGCCGAAGAGAATTACGTGTACACCGAGCTTCATACCGGTACGTAGTCCCAGCAAGTGTGTTGACGAAGTTGTGTTTTTCAAGAAAGGTCGCAGATGTCTACCAAAGTCCTGTCATTTGAACCGGTTGAGGAAGTTGAGTTCGTTCACAAGGGTGTGAGGTACCGTATTACGGAACCCACTCTCGCAGAGTTGGAACCGTACAAATCGTTCGCTTCCAAGAATGCTGTAATCAACCAATCAACCAAAGAAGTTCGTGTCAATAACGCCCACTTGCTTGAACCGCTGATTTTTGAAGCGTGTATCAAGAAGGTTGCGACCGACGGCAGTCTTGAACCATGCAAGCGTGAAGAGTTCAGTACCTTCAGTGCTTCTATGGTTAAGAAGATTGGCGAAGAATGTCGTCGAGTGATGGGTGAAGAAACCACGGAAGAAGAAAAGCAGAAAGAGGAAGCTGAACGGGGAAACGAATAAGGCGAGATTTTTCGCTATTCCAACTCTCGTGTCGATTGTGTATCCCTGTACGTGAACTTCGAAAGAGGATCACGTACAGGGATCTTCTCGATTATCAAGAGTTTTTTGAGCAAGAGATGGATGTACCGAGCAGGTCTGACTATTACCTGATGCTCATTGCTCACGGAATATCTCGCATGTGGAGTAAGAAGGTTTTTCCCTTACTCAACTTTGTGTTGCGGTTTGGAGAGAAGCAAACGCCCAAATCACAAACTCCAGAGTCTATTGAACAGCAATCGAAGAAAGCTGCTTCAATCTGGAAGGCTAGAATCATGGCCGCTAGTCGGAGGTAGATACAATGATTGTTTCTCATCTGCAAACACTGGTTGTCACCTTTGCAGCCAACATCAGACCCTACCTGTCTGGCGTTGCTTCTGTCATTGGTAACACTAAGAGAATGAACGATTTGGTTGGTCGTGAAATGAACCGGATAAGTTCCATAACCAAGTCAGCCGGTGAGCAGATTAAGCAATCGACGACTCAAGCAATGCAGTCTTCCTATGCTGCTATGAATAACTCGTTCACAAGAATGAGAAGACTAACTGCATTGAATGTTGCAGAAATGGCCAGAGAGTTCAAAAACATTGGAACGTATGGTCCTCATCAAAATGCACGTAGAACAAGTCCTAGAACACCTCTTGGTAGAGCTGGTCGTGGGGTTGTTACTGGTCTTGAGAGTGGATTTAACGTAGCCAAAAATTTCTTTGGAGACGAATCAAGTGCGGGTTTTCATGAGCTGGCAAACGCCTTTCAAACAATTGGAAGGTATACTACTTCTGCCATCTCTAGATTAACTTCATTTAGAGGAGTACTTTCGTCTATTCGGTCTGTAGCCTCGTCTGTTTATACTGGAATGACTTCTCTTGGTCAGTCCATTGGTGTGGGGTTGTCTAACGCTGCTTCTATGGCTTCTAGAGGAATGTCTGCATTAGGAACATCTATTGCAAGCACCTTTCGGGCATTTCCTGGAATTGTAAGCAGTGCTGTTCGTTCAGCGTCTGGATACTTGTCCTCATTCTTTACGCAGATGAGTGTGTCTATTCATAATGCTGGAGTAAGCCTTGAAGAGTTTGGTCATCACTGGAATCATATAGGTAGACAGGTACGAGCGTTTGGAAAACTTCTTTCACTGTATGTTACCGGTCCATTACTGCTGATGGCTGGAGCATCTGTTACGGCATTTGCTGACTTTGATCAGGCAATGACTGAAACCTTTGCCAAGTTGGGAAAGCAGTCTCCAAAAGTTCGTAAGCAGATGGAAGACATGGTCGCAGCCGTTGCGACAAGCGGACGTGTTGCATTCAGTCCAACAGAACTGGCTAAAGGATACGAAGAACTGGCGGCAGCCGGTCTGGATGCTGGTCAAGTTATGGCTACTCTTGGACCCGCTGCGCAGTTTGCTCAGGCTGGAGCATTTAGCCTAGACACGTCTGTTCAGATGCTGATTGGGTCTATGTCTTCGTTTGGAGCAATGTCTACTGTTCCTGCTATATTCTCTGCGAACATGCAACGGTTTGCCGATGTGATGGTTAACGTCGGTAATACTACACCAGCGTCGGTTGAAGAAGTTGCTAGAGCAATGGCTCAAGACGGTGCCGTTGCCGCTAGAAACTACGGTATGTCCCTTGAAGAGTTGGCAGCAATCATCGGGGTATACGCCTTCCAAGGTAAGAAGGGTGAAGAGGCTGGACACTTGGTTGGTCGCGGTATTCGCTTGATGACTTCTTCCTTTATGAAGAACCAAGATGTTTGGAAGAAGTTTGGCATTGACTTGATTGATAAGTCGACTGGTGGATTTATCAAGTTTGCAGACGCTATCAAACTCCTGGAAACTAAGATGCAGTCTCTTAGCGCTCCAATGCGAGTTAGCTTCTTAAGTATGCTCGGATTCGAAACACTGTCCCAGAAGGCTATCCTTCCGCTTATTGGGTACAGTGATGAACTTGAACGCCAAGAGAAACTCTACAAAGAGCATGGCAGTACAGCAGAGATGGCGAAGATTCAGATGGAATCTTTCAGCAACCAAATGAAGGTATTTAGAAACGTCGTGGTTCTGGCAGCCATAGAAATCGGTAAGATGCTCGCACCATACGTCGTTGCTCTCACAAAGGTGGTTGCGAAAGTCATTGCGTATTGGCGTGGACTCTCAGACGAAATTAAGAAAACAGCTTTTGCATTTGGACTGTGGTCTGGTCTTCTTGGGCCAGTCCTTGTTGGGTTGTCAATCTTAATGTCGTTTAGTGGATACATAGCTCTTGGATTGGCTTATATTAGAACAGCCGTCTATGGAGCTGTGATCGCCTTTACAAAGTTTGGATTGATTGGCTCTACATTCGGTTACGCAATTGTTCTTGCATTCCAAGAACTTATCGCAAGAGGTGGAGGAATTGTCCAGATCATAAACAATATCTCAGCGGCGTTTGTTGAGATGTATAATGTGATGCTTCCATTACTTACAGAAATCCAAAGAATGTGGAGCTTCTTTGTTCAGTCACTAGCGACCATGATAGTTGCTGGGCTGGAAGCCATTACATCAGTCTTTGGATCAGGGATGGCTTGGATTGGCCAAATAACAAACATGACCTGGAGTGATGCGATTAGCTGGTTGGCTGAGTGGTTGCGATTTGCACGCTACGCAATGCAGAACTTTGGACTGGTTGGAGCCTATGTGTTTGTCAAGGTTCAACTTGCCCTGACAGGTCTGTGGGAATACATGAAGTGGGTATTCACTTCTGCGGTACCGGCCGTCATGAACTGGTTTGGAAAGAACTGGTTCAATATATGGACAACATGGAGTAGCTTTGTTAACACCGTTTTCAACAACCTTATTTCCAATATCGTTAGTATCTTTACAAACCTTCCATCACTGTTGAATGGAACAAAGACACTTGGAGAGATTTGGAAACCGTTGACCGAAGGGTTTGTTAACACAATATCTGAACTTCCAAAAATAGCACCAAGAGCTGTCAGTGCAGCAGAAGAAGCTCTGGCAAGAGAAGTGCAGAGCATCCAGACTCAAATAGCTGACGGCTATGGTAATATGGTGGCTGATGATTTGGAAGCTGACCGTCTAGCAAAGGAACAAGCCAAGGCTGCAAAACTGATGGAAAAATCAATTGCACCAGCTTGGGAAGGTGTAATTAGTGAAGCTCAACTTGCAGGTATGAAGGCTGGTGAAGGAATTGGTGAAGGTCTTGATCTTGGAACAAAGAATAGCAAGACTAAAGCAGAATCTTCTGTAGACAATGTTGGTAGATGGTCTAATGAAGCACTACATCGGATTCAGGCATATACTGAAGCCGGTGGTGGAATGCGTGGAAAGGTGTTGAGTACAACTGGTTCGCTTGTTGAACCAACAGCCGGTCCAAACACACTAACAGAAAATAGACTAGATGCTGCTCGTGCTGATCAAGCAAACCAAGCAAAGGTTGCAATGTTGATGCAGAAAGCAGTAGAACAACTCATTCTTCTAAACAAGAAGAAAGACGAACAGGCTCCAGTCGTTCTTGGTCCAGCTGTACTGTAAGGAGAAACAATGTCATTAACACTACTGGGATTTCACTCGATTAAGGCAAAAGTGACTAACGAAGGTCATCGTGAGTACGATGTGTCTTACAGAGTCCAGAGCAGTAACGGGACACACGGACCATATGACCTTCTTACATTAAACGGCCTTCCAAGAGTTGGTGATGCTTGGAGTGTGTATGGATCAACTGATAATTGGGCAACCTGTCAACCTCAAAGAGAAGTTGTTCCAGTTCAAGGTCATCCAGAAGATGAAAAAACCAAGTTCTGGGATGTTATCTGTAAATTCAGCACAAAGCCAAATCCAAGATGTCAAGAGCTGAACTTTACTTCTCCTCTTGAAGAGCCAATGAAGATTAAGATCAGCTCAAACAAGAGAACGGCTGAAGCGACTCAAGACCGATTTGGCCTTCCTATCCGTAACTCTGCTCATGAACTTGTTAAGGGTCCAATCATAGAGTTCGATGAAGGACTTCTCACTGTTGAAATCGAGCAGAATGTTCCAGAGGATGAATTGGAGCTGCTTACTCTCTGCTTCAACCGGGTTAACAACGCCCCACTCTGGGGAATGCCCAAGCGGTGTGTCCGTTTAACGGGGATCGCAGCAGAACGTCTTGTCTACGGGCGGTGTAACTACTATTGGCATCGTACTCTTAAGTTTGACCTTGATGACAAGACGTTTGATAGGGATGTTCTTGATGAAGGGACGAAGGTACTGAACGGGCATTGGGCCACAAAGAAAGAGTTAACTGAAATTACCGGTTCTAATTATGTTGGAACAGGAAGTGAACTTGTTTCTGAGTCACTCTGGGTACTTGACCCCATCAACGGATTACTCCCGGACCCAAATAATCCCACTCACTTTAAGAGGTACGTTGATCGTGAAGGTAACCTTGCAAGAGTGATCTTGAATGGTTCTGGTCTTCCAGCCAACACAACTTACTTCTACCCGACAATCACGAGTGGGACAAGCCCATCTGTTTCAACACGGTAAACACCTCTTGGAACCGGCTCTGTTTCACTCGACACAGAAGGTGATCCTGGACACTTCAGAGTAGAAAAGTATCTTGAAGCGAACTTTCTACTGTTGGGGATTCCGACAAACCTCAACTTCACCACTACTGGAACGGGAACAGGTGGATACTAATGAATACCTCAATGCTCACAGACACAAAGCTGTTTCAAATTGTTGAGCAACCCCCACAGGACATGCTCACAATCATCTCTACAGTGTATTGTCAAAGGCGTGGAGAGAGCCCAATTTCTTACAGATTGTCATCAAGTTATCCAATCAATAAATCTGATGAACCGATCATAGTAAGAAAAATCACTCTACAGCCTGCATGTAAGCTTCTAGTTTCATCTGAACAACTTTGGATGAACGGGCTTACTGGAATTTGTCTTGTCAACAAGTCCGAGACTGGTCACATCT